ACGCGCCCAGCGCCGATTCAACGGGGACATTCACGATCCCATACATTCGAAAGCCGGCGCCGGTGTTTTCAGACTATGGCGTATGGGGACTGCCAGAAGAAAGCTGCCGGGCAATTTGCGATGAGGCGGCATTCAGGTTTACTTCAGGCAAAAAGTTGGGCAAGCCCGTTTTGCTGCACCATAAGGGTTTTATCGAAGAGGTTAAGCGGGTTCGGGAAGAGGCGGCTATGCGGGCGCTGCAGGGGGACCAGTATCTGGTGAGGTTGTAGTAACCGCATAGTTTTAAGTTTTACGTTTTAAGTTTTAAGTAAGAACCAAAACAAGAATAAAAGGCAAAAAAATGGGGACGATACTGGCATCGGCAATTATGGCGACGGCGTCCGGGTTTCTGCATGACGAAGGATACGACCGCTGGACCGAGGAATGGCTTTTCTCGGGGGTCAACCACGGTCAGCGCGAAATCTGTGCGTTGAAGCCCGATGCGAATTTAGTATCCGGCGCCGTGCAACTCGCGGCCGGAACGTACCAGAGCCTTCCGGCGGGCGGTCTCGTACTACTGCGCATATCCCACAACATGGGCGCCGACGGGCTTACGCCGGGGCGGCTTGTGACCAAGGTGAACCTTGAAAAAATGGGGGCCTATAATCCGTTCTTCGCCGCCATGGACGCATCGGCCGAGGCGCGCCATTACGCCTACGACGACAAGATCCCCAAGCAGTTCGCGGTCATCCCCCCTCAACCGTCAAGCGCGCAAGGCTATGTCTACATGACGTATGGCGCGCTGCCAGCAGATTTAGTCAATCCCGGCAGTTACGCTGTGGCAATCGGAATTGGCGACGAGCACGCCAATGCGCTGACCGAGTTCTGTTGCTACTGGTCTTACGCAAAGGACGCCGATTTTTCTAATGGAGCGCGCGAAAGGGCGCTCGCATGGTATTCTAAGTTTCAATCGTCAATCGGTATTGCCGAGCGCGTTGAAACTGACGCCGTAGCGCCTGACGCCGCGCAGCACGACATTTAATGTAACGGTCAAGAAAGGAGACGGTCGGAATGTCGGCCATACAATTCAAAAACCAGTACGTCATGGAGCTGTCAACCGACTGCACAGCCGTCGCAACGACGCTCACGCTAAAAAGCGGCCACGGCGATCTCGGGTGCCCGGCAATAGAAACAGGGCAGGAAAAGCATTTTTTCATCACGCTGGTCAATAGCGCTGGAAGCCGAGAAATAATCAAGGTAATCAAGCGTCCTTCGGGGTCCGATGTGGTGACAATCGGCAGCAGCGTGGCGGACCAGACAACCGGGAATGTTTCCGGCCGCGCGCAGGAAGGAACGTCGGCGCTGGCCGTTACGGCATCCTCCGACCATGCGGTCGTACTGCGGCTGACTGCGGGGATTATGGATTGGGTGGCGAGCGCCATACCCGCCGGCGATATTATTTTATTCGAAAAAGACACAGCGGCGCTGGGTTACACGCTGAAGACGGACGTGGACGACGGACTGGTTTACGTCACCAAAGGCAGCGGTGCCTCTGGAGAAGCCGCGGGTACAAACAAGTCGGGCGGCACATGGATGCAGCCCGGGCACACGCACACCGGTCCCTCCCACACCCACACCGGCCCAAGCCACACCCACGATACCGGTTCGCATAGCACAAGTATGCTGGCAGCAGGAAACCCTGGAGGCACGGGGCTTACTTACGCGCTGAATATTACAGGGCATACCGCCACCTCGGCGGCTGGCACGGGCGGAACCGGCGCGGCTGGCACCGGCGCCACCGGCGAATCAGGAACGTCAGCCACCTGGCGGCCCACCGGACGCAATTTCACGCGCCAGCAGAGGAATTGACGATGAGACCTGGAAGGGAAATAGACCGCCGCGATCTTGAGTGTCCCTACAACAGCAAGCCGTGCCGCAAGCGGTGGGAGCGGTGTGCGATGAAATACGTTTCCGACAATACGTTCGACAATGGCGAGCGGGTAGTCGTTTACGGTTGCAGTCAGTTTATGATCGCTGAAGAACTGTCGGGATTGCAGAACAGGATGGCGATGGTGCACAAAGAAGTTGGCGAAACCAAAAACGCATCAGTTTTCCAGGCAATGGCCGCGCTGACGGACGGCCAGGCCGCCAAGGAAGAACTGCTTAAATTGGTGCGAAACGGCTATGGCGGCGTTTCGCGCATGCTGGAAGCCAAACAGTGAAAATTACACTCCCGGCAAACGGATTCAGGGGCATGCGGCCGATCGCCGCGTCACATTTATTGGCGCCCGGAGAGGCGTCGGTGGCGGAAAACTGCGACCTGGACGGCGGCGACATTCGCGCCGAGGCGATGCCGTACAAAGTGGCGGACGCGGCGCTAACCGCGCTTGCGACGATCGCCAAATGGGTTGAGACAGCAACCGCGCATTGGCTTGAGTTCGCCACGGACGTTGATGTGCGCAAGGGTCCGGTGCCGGACGACGCATATGAACGGGTATATTTCACTGGATTAAGCGAGCCGCGTTTTTTCGCCAACGACAATGTGAGCGACCCGTTCGACCAGGACGCCGACTACATCAAGCTCGGCGTGCCAGCCCCGGCCGCGGCATTGAGCGCAAGCGGCTACAGCACCGCTACCACGTACAGGGCATACGCATATACTTACGTTAACCGGTACGGAGAGGAAGGGCCGCCCTCCCCACTGATCGAGATCAGCAATTATGGTTCGGGAAACGTGACGTTGACCGGGTTTTCGTCCGCGCCATCCGGACGCGCGATCGACAAAATAAGGGTTTACCGCACCAATTCGAGCGGAGTTGGATTCGCCGAGTTTCAACTGGTGTTTGCAACCGACCTGAAAATATATTCCGCGACCGCGACCTACAATAACGGCGACCTTGTGGTTTACAATGGCAGCCTGTTCAAGTGCGTGCAGAACAACACAACGGGCGTTACACCCGTCGGCAGCGCGACCGAATGGGACGACTGGTACGACTCAATCGCCGATGGCAGTCTGCAGCCGGACGTTATGGTTAGCATGGATTGGGAACCTCCGCCGGACGATCTGACGGCGCTTTGTTCCCTGCCCAACGGGGTCATGGCGGGTTTCGTCGGCAGCACGATTTACATGAGCGAGCCGTCCTACCCGCACGCCTGGCCCCAAGGGACGTATACGGACGATTTTAGGGTGCAGCTACCGCATCCGCTGGTGACGTTAAAGGTGCGGGGATCGAGCTTGGTAGCGCTTACGGCGGGGCCGGCCTATTTCGTTTCCGGCGCGCAGCCCGACCAGATGACCGTGGTGCGCCTCGACGGGACATACCCCTGCGTGAGCAAGCGCAGCGCGGCGGAGACGCCCGATGGGGTATTGTACGCCAGCGCCCCAGGGCTCGTGATCGCCAGCGAGAACGGGTTGAGAAACACGACCGCCGAACTGATGGACGCAGACGATTGGGACGATTTGTATCCAGATTCAATGCACGCGGTTTTTTTCGGCGGCAAATACATCGCCGGGTACAACAGTTCCAGGATCGCAATCATCGACATCGCCAGCGGAATTTACACGCAGGCCGCAATGGCGGCGCACGCCATGCACATTTCGGACGACGACGGGAAGTTGTATGTGGCGGTCAATGAGGAAACCGACCCGGACAATCCTCCGGCGACCGTGCCGATTTATATTTCCGAGTGGCAGGCGCACCCGGTAGCAGCACTCTATTACAATTGGGAAAGCGGCGACATCTTGCTGCCCGCCGCGGTTAACTTCGGCGCGGCGCGCGTCACGGTGGACGAGGAATACGCGGCGGCGGCCGCCGCGCTGGCGGCTGAAGATGCGTCGATAGAGGACTATAACGAGGCGATATTCTCCGCCGGCGGGGTGTCCGGCGGGATCGGCGGCGACGAGTTGAATGTATACGGGCTAAACGGTGATGCGCTGAAATCGCCGAGCGATTTGCAGTATGGAACCACTACAACCTTTAGGTGGCATTGCGATGGGGTGTTGAAATACAGCAAGACGCTATCGGCCAGCGACGGGTTCAGGCTCCCGGGCGGGTTTCGCTCCCGGCGGTTCAAGGCGGGAGTAGACGGGTATGTTCCGGTGCGCAAAATAGAAATAGCGAGCGGGATGGAGGAACTTTACACTGAATGATGGTGTAAAAATGGTTTTAAGTTTTAGGTGTTAAGTTTTAGGTAAAAGCCGAAAAGATCAAAGGCAAAAAAAATGAGAGATGGGGTTGTGACGATACCGGATGTGCCGCAGGATTTGCCTACCGGGCATGGCTGGCTGCTGCGGGCGCTGCGGGAGGCGGTGCAGGTGCTGCAGGGGAACCATACGCGGCGAAATGTGAGCCGCCGAGCGGTGACGTTCCAGGATCTGGTGGACCTCGGGGTGATCACGGCGGACGAGGTGCCGGGGGAGTAGATACAGGTTGCAGGGGTAATGGTTCAGGAAGGAAACATGAGCCGAGAATACCAGATAGTGCCTTACGCGGTGCATGACGGGGTGCCGAGCTTCAGGGATTCGGAAATCGAAGGGTGGTTTGAGCGGTTGAGGTCCGAAGGGTCGGTGCGGTGGCTGTTTTTCGACGGCATGGTGACGGATGCGCGCGAGTTCGTGCGGCTGGTGAAGACCCCTGGGGTTTTTTTCTTCACGGTTTGGGCGGGAAGGGACGAACCGGCAGGCGCTGAAATGGTAGGGGTTTTTTGGATCAGGGATTTTATTGGTAATGCAGCGCACTTGCATCATGCGATATTTAAAAAATTTTGGGG